TTCCATCGCTTACCGGGTCATAACGTCCGGAGACAGATATTTCAACCGGTATTCCCGGAACCCATTCACCGTCAACAAGCCGTCCTTTAGCAGACATAGTTACTATCGCTGTATGTGGATACCGTTTTACCATCTGTTCCCTGCCCTTCCCTTGATAATGATTCGTTTCCCAAGCTTACCGGCCTTCTCCGGTTCCCCATTCTCTATATACAACTGCTTTGCAGTCTGGATATAGAAAGAACGGGGATGAGTAACAGAAAGCTTATTCTCACTGAAATCCTGTGAGTTTACCATCATGGCATACGTATCAGCAACGCAAAGACCGACTTGCTTCATGTTTTCAGCAGTACATTCCGCTTCGGGATTAATACCGCGCTTTACAAAGACTACCTTTTTCAAAAAGCCTTCCATATCCTCAATAGAGGGATATTCCAGTATTGTTTCTCTGATTGTTGCCATAATAGATGATTAATAACCCTCTTCGTCTGTTTTTTCAGTATCTTCGCCTTCCGTCCATGACTGGCCATCAGTTTTCATGATGTACATTGCATCAGGGTCATTGATTACCGGAATAGCGTTAGCTTCCGCTTTAGTCCACTCTTTGAACGGTTCCAGCTCAGACCACTTGCTGATAAAAACAAAGTCTTTTTTCAACGTGGAAGCTTTCTTCTTGTATTCAACAGAATGCTCTGCTGCAATAGGGCCATGCTGAATGTCACCACACTGCAAATCTTCCAAGAAACAAATGTTAGCGGATTCCCATGGATTAATCGTAATACGTTGATGAGCAGCATTCTCAATACGAACAGACGGACCTACAAGAACAATCTGAACACCTTCCGTATTCTCTTGGGCGGCAAGATACTCATTGATAACTTTCTTGGAGATAGTCAGCTTTTCTTTCTGATTAATCCAGCCCTTAACCTTTTCAATAACAGCCTTCTGCTTCTTCAATAGAGCAAATCTATCTTTGCGCATTACTACGTATTTGATAGTGACACCCTCGGCAGAAGCGGCAACTACGGTATCTTCAATATCCTGCAAGCCGTCGGCCGTTGTTGACTTAGACCAATCCACAGCAGCAACCTTCTTGTTTTCATTAGGCATACCACAGCCTACAAATTCTTCAGTAACAATACCATTGTTATTGCTTGAATTGAGGACGAATCCACCTTTAGACATCAACTGCATACACCACCATTCGAAACGACCACGAACAGCGTTATATACGAAGTCCTGGTCTTTGAACGCAAGGTCAAGAAGTGATTTCAAATCTGAATCGCCTTCACAATCACGGCTGAGTTGCTGGTATTCATTCCAATCACTTTCGTTCATACCCCGCTTTACAGCAGTCTTAGGAATATCACCTGACATCTTACCGATAACTTCACGTTTCTTTTGCGGTGCGGAAGAATCGAATGAAATAACGTCAGCGATAACTGGTGCACCTTTTTCGCCTGTAAGAGTCTCCCATTTCAGAGAGTTCTTCTGCTTTACACCGAAGAAATTAGGGAAGAACACCGGCTTGACCTTACGCGAGTTAAGGCGGGCGCCCATATTCTTACGGTTCACTTGTTTAATTAAACTTCTTTCCATATATAGTTATGAATTAATGGATTACACAAAACGGATAAAGTGAAGCAACGCCTTCATCGCTTCGTCAATTGGATAAGGCATTACTGCCTCATTTACAGTACCGCGTACCAGAAGTCCGGATTGCTGGTTAGCAACCGTTACATCGACCTTGTTCATTGTGATAACTTCCGGTACATACTTGAACTTAGCGGCTTTTGCAGCAGCTTTAGCAGTTACAAGCACTAACACATCATCTACTTTCGCAGCCCCAATCGGACCGGCAAGAGTTATTGTGTCATAGGCCGGGGCGGTCTTGTCGATTGCGGAGATTACATCGGAAGCTCCAGTTAAAGCACCGCCGATTGTAACCGCTTCCCCAACTTTAAACACATGATTCTTTGCTACCTGAATAGTTACTGCATCGGCAGCCGCAACAGCCGTAACTCTTCCAGTCTTAACAGTATGATAAAGACCATTAGCGTCCTTACCCACTATAACAAGCGGAGGAAGTTCATCAATGATTCCCTTCAGTTCCGCACGGGTAATAGTTCCACCACCCTGAATGTCCTCGATAATCTTTTCGATTCCGGGGGCATACTGAAATTCACTTTGCTTTTTTCTGAACATAGCTTTTAATTATTAATTATTATTCTTCAAGTCCAAGGCTGGCAGTCCCGTTATTAGCACCTTCCTCGTCCTCCATTAGTTCCAGCCATTCTTTCTCTGAACGTTCTTTGGGCTTGTAGGAATTAGGCTTGTAGCCACCGCCGGCGACCTCATCATCTATTACCGACTGCCTGATTTCAGCGTATTCTTCTTGCAACCCTTTAATCTGTTCTTCGATAGAAGTTTCAGAATTGACATCAATACGATTGAACCATTTATCAGGAAGCTTCGCTTCTGCAAACAGTGTTCTGGCGGACGCCTGTTTTGTAGAAGTTGTTAGTGTTGAAGCGACAGTCGAAACAGATGCGGTCAACTCGGAAATTTGCTTCTGTTGAGCTTTCAACAACTTAACAACAGAAGCAGGCAAACCTTCGAAATCTTCGTCCTCGTCTTCGTCCTCATCATCTTCTTCGGATTTTGCCGTTTTCTTTGTCTTTTTAACCGGTTTGATAGGTTTACCGTCCTTCAGACCATTATTCTTCTCGTACTCAGCGATAGCATCCTTTCTCGCTTTTTCTACTGCTGATGTATCTTCAAGGTCAGGAAGAATATTGTCCTTGAACAAGGCGACATAAGTGTCGATATCTTCTTCCTTTTCGATTTTGAATAGTTTCTGCACCTTAGCAGCGTACTTTTCGTTTACACCTGCGGCTTTCAAGCCCTTTTTAATTGCATCAATGATTGTCATAACGATTTTCTATTAAAATATAAGCCAATATAATTTTTCCATAAAATACTCACTTCTGAGAATTTGTTTGTTATTAAAAAAAATCGTATATTTGTCTCGGTGTTCACCCGAAAGGGCTTACACCCCACCTCAGGCAGATTTGATCATATCAGGTCTGCCTGTTGTATTTTAAAGTCATTCTGTATGATCTCATCTCTATGATAAGTCTTATCTTTATTACCTCTTACAATTGTCACACTTTTTATTTTACTTCTTTTTACACGGCTGTGAATAGCTGTACTGAGTTCGTTCAATGAGATATCCGATTCTATCCACAATACCACGTTATCTGCTTGTCTTGCAGCAGAACGTAGCAGATTATCTATTGAGCTTTTTGTAGCCGTCATATTCATTTTATATTCTTGTGCCACATTTAATGTCTTATTGAATGAGTCCGCGGATTTTTTATTATCAGGGTTTGCTATCAAAGCAATCTCATACCCATATTTATTCGCTAAATAGGATGCTACTTTTAAATTTTCTTCCTTCTCATTTTTACCATGAAGTGAACTGATTCGAACATTCCCATTATTAGTAGGATAAATATCAAATGTCTCATTTTTAGGTTTTACAACATTCTCTTGTTTTTCAGTTTTTTGTCTTACATGTCCCTCCTTTTCTTCTGATGTCTCATTTTCTAAAAAGTTATCCTTATACCAGAAAGTGGATTGTAGCTCGTTTTTATTCTTGGCAACAAAATCCTTTGCCGCTTGGGGAATATCCGTAATAGTCTGACCTTGCGGAACCGTATCATTCAGCAAGAAATCAGCAAAATCTTCCGGCTCCATGGTGATAGGAGTGGCAAAGCAGATACAAAAAGGATGAAAGCCTGTAAACTTGAACGTTTTCGGATATCTGCCGACCATTGCATCACATATCCTACATGGGCCACGGTTATTGCTAGAACGATGTATTTCGATACCTAGTATAAAATCCTGTTTACTCCAACGTTCATAGTCTGCACTTCGATAAGCAATGTTCGTAGTTGTTGCAGATGTCCGGAGAGCATTTTTATATGCTGAACGATAAACCCCTTGCCCTGGGTGGTAATCTTTCATCGGTTGAGACAAAACTAATTCACCTTTCTCATTCCGGATCCTACGAAAGCGTTTTTGGGGATTTTGCAAAATTTGCCGTATATCACTACTGATTCCGTTTGCATTACGTCCGGCAACTACGCCACTATCAAGATAGAATTCGAGTTGCGATTTCGTTTGTTGCGTAATATTCCAAACTCTATCAGATAACTTGAATCCGTTAGCATCTATATCGTTCTTTAGAGCTTCAAATGCAGATAAGCTATGAGCGAACATACCATCTTTTGTTACACTGGAAATAGACATTCCCTTGATGAACTGGGAAATAAAATCATCATTCTTTCTTTCTGCTCGTTCCCAACCGTCCTTTTGAAATGCAGAGATATTAGCATATAGCATTGATTCAAGATTCAGCAGTTCCCGGTCAACTGCACTCTCTATTCCCTGATTACTTATCCATACATTGTTTTTCCCCGCATCAGACCATTTACGGAGATACGGGGAAACAGAAAGTATAAACTGATTAAAGATATTGGCTATTACGGCCTGCTGTGCAGCAATTTTCTGTATATGTTGTTTGTCGTAGAAAGAAAGTCCGGGCATAGATTATAAAGTTGCTCCAATAAATGAATTATTCTGTGCAGTCTCTTTTTCGTCTTGCTTCTTACGATTCAATTCTGTTTCCACATCGTCAGTGTATGGTGAATTCTTTATAATCGTTTCCTTGCTATTGAATTGAGAAGCAGTTTCAAGGTTCTTAAGTTCTTCAGCTAGATCTTGTGGGAGAATACTACCAAACTCAACCTCAATGTAGTTATCTTTTAATTGTGATGCATATTTAGTGTGCGTAATATTAGCCATTCCAGCCTGAACTATTGCCACTGTACGTTGAACTGCCGGGCCGAATATCTCCATTTGTTCAGATGCCTTAATCTCTGCATCAATCAACATAAAACGACGTGAGGTACCACTAAGGTTGCCAAGCCCCATTAGTTTACTCATAGATAAATCAGGACTTGAAGATCCGGAATGTATTGCATCATCTAACTGGTTAAGTTCAAGTGTTACGGATTCACAGGACTGTTGCCATGCTAAGTAATCTGCATCACCGTGATATGCATTACCGGTATCCGCATCTACTTCCATAGTAAAGTTTAACTCTTTGCCTACAGTTTCTTTGCTCGGAAGATTAGCCAAACCATAAGTTTTCAGTATCGGTTCTGAAAAGTAGTCATTAGTATCTGATAGGCGGGAAAGTCTCATTTCTTTCTTGTCTATCAAATTAGTGACATCTTCCCAATCCGGACAATCGACTTCGGCATATACTACCGGAATCTTGCCAAAACGATTCTTTATCTTTTTCACTTGCCAAACACCGTCCATAATACCGGAATAGATAACATCTTTCGTATAGACTTTCACGCATTCGCAAGTACGGCCATTGACTTCTGCATTGTACTTATAGATAAAGCCGTCCATATCGTCGTCTTCATCAAAGTGTGGATAAAATTCACATTCGACATTACTATCCTTGGGAGTAGATAAAATCTTAACCTTCAACTGGCTTTTTCCGTCATCTTTAGTGACAGGATAGAATACAATAGCTGCTTTAGTTTCAGACAATACTTTGCGAGCAAACTCTTTCAATACCGATTGCATCTTGAGCTTTCGCTTATAGACCTTCTTAAACTCATCAAATCCGTCATTCGAATCTTCTGCTGTGATAGTCATTTCACCGCCAAACAGAAAAGCAACAGATGTGCGGACGATCTTTTTAGGTAGGTTGGTTACGACCTTAGCTACATCGACAGTCTTGTCTTCTAGTCTCTTTGGCTTTTCGGCTCCTGTTTCGGGGTCAATTTCTACTTCTGTATCTGAATATACAGCAATCTTTTTAGACTCCCGATATCCAACAGACTCTTTACGACGGGTTCTATCTCCGTTGTATTCCTCCATATACTCACGAGGATTACGATTATCACGGGTATCAACGCATAAATCACCTACTATGCTACCGAAATCTTCATTTTTTAGAATATCCTTAATGTCTGGCATATATTTTCTCTTAAAATATATATAATTAAAAGGAATGTATTACATTTGCATATAAACTCTAAATTATAAGATGAATATGACAAAAAGTGAATATATACAATGTATTAGCGGTTGTGATAAAGCGATTAGTGCTATATCAAATACCTTACAAATCCAATTTCAATCTATAAAGTCTATTGATAAATCTGCATCTATAGACTCCGATTTCAATTTGAAATCCACATTACCAAATGACAATATCTTAAAAAAGACATATGAAAGTATATTAGTATCTCTTAATAACATAAAGTCACATAGGGAAACATATTTGGAATTGTTGAATAATTTGAATTAAAATTTATCCACGCCCCACCTTACGAGTAGATGTTTTGAACTTCAAGCCAAGCGATTCTGCAAATTCTGCAAGGATGGTCATTCCGTCTGGTGCATCGTCATGCGCGTTATCACCTTCACGTTTGTAATTGGTAAACGCTTTCATGAAACGACCGTAGTCTGATCCTTTGGAATATTCTGTTTCATCAAGAAAAGCACAATGCTTTTTTATCCAGCCAGCTTTCATTATGATACGTGTTTCCTTGTGCTGGGTTGTTGGCCGGGCTTGTATAACACACGATTTCTTTTTTGATGTAACAAGCTTACGCACATTGATAGCAAAGATACGACCACCATTATTTGACTCAATGCGTAGCTGGTCGCATTCGGTATCTATTACCATTTGTGCCAAGCGTGGTTCTGTGATTTCGACAGGATCTTTAGTGAAAAGAATATCGGTAATGAAGTATTTTGGACCAAACACCTTTGCGAATGGTGCGCAGAAATCATCATCTCCTTTATCGGCTGTATCACAAGCTCCAAGTGTCCCATCAGGTTTTTTCCCTGCAATATCGGCTAGTTTGAAGCGTATGAGAGACGATTTAGGGAATAGTAACCCTTTGGCTTCGAACGGCTCCTGCATATACTCGGCCATCCAAATACTTTCGTCTGTTTCAGAACGAAGTTCCCGGTAGTATTCCGTAGTATGTACATCGGCACAAAAGGTTTCATCGTTCTCATCAAGTGCCGCAATACGGATAATTTCATTATACTTACTGGCTTCTTCTATACGTCCGAGAACGTCATTGGAGGACCAGCGAGTACCAATATCAATCATACAGCAGCTTCCTTCAATGCGGGAATCGTGTGTACCTTGTTTCCATGACCATACCTTTTCATTGTTATTATCCGATAATGCATCTTCCAGACTCTTGTACAAGTCATCCGTCATGGCGAGCATTGATGCACCAAATCCAATAATGGTACCACCAACACCACCACCGAAGTAGGATACTTGTCGTGCACCTTCCACACTCCAGCTCTTGACATTCTGCTTATCACCCTTTAAATGGATATCGGGAAATATTTCTTTAAAACGCCTAGATTTCACAACATCTCGAGTATCGTATGATAGTTTATTATAGAGAGTATCCGAACAACAGTTACGCATAACTGACTCTTCCGGAAAGTGTCCGTACATCCAGGCAATGAATAGAGAAGATATATAAGACTTTCCGGCACGTGGTGGCATACTGACAGCAAGACGGTAGATTATGCCGGCAGAATATGATTCATACACACGCATGAACGCTTCTGCGACCTTTTTTAGGAACAGACGTTTAGAGAAAAACTTCGGATCATAGTACAAACAAAACGCCCAAAAGTCTTTCTTTGCTATTCGTTTGCGGAGTATAGTAGCAGCTTTTGCTTTACGAATCAATATATGTCTTTTACTCTTCTTCTTTGCCATCAATTATAGCCTGTAGTTGTTCGTCACTCAATTCTTCCAATTCATCACCAAGGTTCACATTTGCATCAACTTCTTTTTTGTCTCTCCATTTCTCCGGCTGCCGGTTCTTCAGCCAGAATATAGCGGCTGTCGTATCAGGTGGGTAATGCTCAATATATTCTTTTGAGTCTGTTATTCTTCCTTCGGATGTTGCAAATTTTGTTGCCTTACAGGAATAACCGATAGCACGATTATATAGCCGAG